ATGTATTAGTGGTGGGGAAGTAGATGAATGAACTAAGAGGGGGGAGTGTTTGTCTTTGGAGCTTTGGCTCCCTCACTGTTCATTAGTAAAAGGGGAAGGTGTGTCTTACGAAAGTAAGGCATGTCTTCCCCTTCCAGGGATCGGGTCCACCCTTCCCTCCCCCTGTATACATGCCGGACCTGTCTAAACCCAGGTGGGGACTGGCTTCTTGGTTTGGAGTCCTCTGGCCTTTTTACGTTGTTCTAAGGTCATCCCAAAGGCAAGGTGATTGACTGCTTGTTGAGGGTCATCTAGGAAGGATTCCAGCATGTCTTGCCAGTCTTCTTGTCGTCTTTGCTTCACAGCTTCATAGGCAGAGATACCCATAGCGTCTGTGAAGTACTTAACGCCTTGAGCTAAGCAGTCCAGTCTGTCGTCGTGTTTTACGGCACCTTTTTCCCGACACATCCTAGACATCTGGTAGAAGAGCATGTATAGGAGTCTGTCTTCGGGAGGAGCGTCTTTGTTGGAGTTAAAGTCCCATTCCACCACAGACCTATCAACAATGAGTCGATGTTGGTTAAGGACTGGTTCTAGGGAGTCAATAATACGGTCTTCCTTACGGACGTTAGCCCGTACCTCTTCCACATCGATAGCTTGTTTAGTTTGTTGGAGGTGCTTCTTAAAGAGTTCTGCAACGATACCATCACCAAAGTTTGTCTCAATAACTAGTTTGGTAACGTTGAACTTCTTACAACCTCGCAGGATGTCGAGCAAGGTGTTATCACTGTATCCGTCTCTGTAGGCTCGCATCTCATGGAGGTACAGGAAACCGTTTCGTTGGGAGATAAAAGCTGCTGCTGTTTCATCTGTGCCACGACCCGATGGGTCAACGCTGCAGATTGTCTCGGTGTAAGGCCCCCATTCTCCTTGGAGCTGCATTGGAGAATAGTAATAATCCCGAGGTAGTCCGACAGTTGGTAGGTCTTTGATGACGTTACGGGGATCGCTGCACCAGACAACGGCATCAGGAGCAGAGGTAGGGTTAACAGAGGTGATGACCAAATCAGCCATCTTAAGCGGAAACTTTTCAGCATCGGATAGTGTAGTGTCTAGCTGGAACTGAAGTGCAAAGTTAGACCTACCCATTGAAGCCTCACGCTCCAACAGGTCATCATCACTAAATCGATCTGGGTCTGTAGGGTCTCCAGGAACCGCCCCCATTTCCAGATCTTCAACAATCTGTGGGGCTAGTAACCCTTCGTACTGATCAATCTTCTCTTTGGTTGGATACCGTGCAGGCCAAACAAACGGTCGGTAGTTACGTTCGGCTAGGGTCCGATAAATCGTAAAGGTTGTCTGAGGCGTGCCCAAATACATGATCCTAGAATCAGGCTTTGGGGTAAGAATAGATTCAGCTTCTGTACACAACTGCAGTAGCTTTTCCCTCATCATTTCGGTGAGGCTATTGTTGGGAACCTCAACGTCGTCAAGGATCATCAAGTCAGCACGAGATCCAGTTAACTGGCCTCCAATGCCAACTGATTTAACAGAAGGTGCTTGGTGTGGTGAACAGTTAATATCAAAACTAATTCGTGACCATCTAGCGTTGTCACTCCTAGGCTGAAGATGCTGCAACCATGGTGTTTCAATGATTAACTTTTGTAGAAAGATAGACATGTTATCGCTGCGCTCTTTAGACGCACTAATAATCATCACCTTTCGTTCCTGATCATTGAACAGTGTCCACAACACAAAAGCCCCAGTAATCCAACTCTTACCAACTCCACGAAATGCGCTAACCATTAGTCGCTTTGGTCCGTATTGCAGGTAATCAGCAATGGCGTACTGGGCTCTAGTGGGAGACGGTAGATCAAGCTGACCCCATAGAGCCTGAAGGAAGAACTTAAAGTCTGTCCTTAACAAAGTCAGAGAGTCTTGTTGCGATGGTGAGGAGTTCTTCTGGCGTGGCATTATTCTTAATGGAGTTAGCTTTATTGGAGATTACCCAAACATTACCTTTGATGTAACCAAGGTTCGGGTCTATACGATCAAGAGATGGGGAGTTAAACTTACAACCGCCAACACCAATTTCTAACTCAATACCCAGCAGTGGGCAGTGAGTCGGGATAGTGATGTCTGTCAGGTCGATGGTGTGCTCGTATCCTTTCTGCAGGGCACGGCTTTTAGAACGCTTAAGCATCTTCTGCTCTGGCGTATATTGAGTAGGTGGTCGGTAGTTAGCTCTCTTTGCGTTGTAACAGGACTTACATTCTGTCTTCACTCCATCTTTATTTCTTGGAGATAAGTGAAACTCGCTCAGAGGCTTCTCCAAGCCACAGCAACGGCATTTCTTCATTGAACGGTAGATTGTACCTGAGTGGATAGAGAGGCACCTTGTAGGCGCTTGTAGGTACCTCTCCGTGTGATCTATTACTTAACGCCTCTAGCCTTAGCGTCGTTGATCATCATTTGTTGATGAGCTGCATCCTTATAGCCAAGGATTTGTGCTCTTCGATCAGGTGGTTCTCCCTCCATACCGAAGTTAGAGAAGAGAGCTGTAACTGGTACAGCAGCATAGGAGGAAGGAACACCGAAATAGGCAGCTAGTGATTTAACTGCTAGTTTAACTACTTCTCCAGTATCCCCTTTGAAACCATGACCTGATGTTGGTTTAGCTTTAGTATGTGTACGTGGGAAGGTTCTAGATACAGACTTAAGGTCTCTATGGTAGACACCTCCATCTCCGTATGATCTAATTGGTGCAGGTGTTGGCATTTACTTTCCAGCCTCTTGTCTACGAATGTGCAGTCTTTGCCTATTCCATTCTCTTGCCTCCTTGCTAGGTGGCATCAAAACCTGTTGTGCAAAGTTACCAATATAGCGATCCCTATAAGGGTTATGTGAGCCACTGGGTGGAATTAGATTTTCCTTGAACGCCTGCTGTAAGGCTACTTTGACATTTTGATCTGCGTCAGCCATTAGGTAAGGAAGATATTGTAATTTATCCTCATCTGATAACCCTTGAAGGAATTGCCAACGATTAGTTCCAGATTGTGCCTCAAGAGGGAATCCAGCTTCTGGAACCCCAGGTTGTTCATTTCTTAATCTACTATGTGCTGAATCTTTACCAGTGTGGAAACGTTGAGGTAAGTCAATTCTATTTAAGACTGTTGATCCACGAGGAGTACCAGTAGAGTCAATAGCACGTAGCGCAACAGCTGGGTCATCAAATGAGTTAACAAAATCAAACGCATCCTTTAGTGGACGGATATGATGAGCTTCGTGCCAGTCAATCTTTACGTCCTCATATCCAGGGATTTGGTTGACCTCAGCCTGACGCGATATCGCACCCTTTGTCTCCACAACTTGGCCGTTTAATTTAAAGGTCTTATCACCTTTACTAACTCCGTAAGCTCCCTTCTTAGAATAGAAGTCGTCTATATTAGAGTTTGGTTTCCCAGTTGAATCAATGGGAGTCATGAACCGCTCTTTTGTTGTGCGATCCACTTTCTGTAGAGACTTTTCCGGTCTAAATCGTTTATTTGGATCAGGAAGTCCACGTATGGTTAATCTACCCCTTGTAGCCTCAAGTTGAGGTGAAAGAGCCCATGGCGGGGACCCCTCTTGAAGTGGATTCTGTGGTTTAGTTGGATTAAAGTTAGATGTAGGAGGTGAAACTTGAGTTGGTACTTCCGGCTTAATTTGTAGTGGTGTAACGATGGGCTGAGGTTTAGGCTTACCTTCAGCCGCTGCCTTAGCTACCTGACCGTTAGTTGGAGGTTTAATCTTTAGTGTTAATCCGTTTCTAGTCTCAAAGTCAACATTACCCCTGTTGTATAGTTGATTATGAGGAATAGATATATCACGTCTCGGCTTAAGCTTTACCGTACCTGCCCGTGGTCCTGATGTATGAACAGCACCAACAAGGAACGGTAATGCCATACCTACTCGTGGATCAATGTTGAGAGCATTGGTAACTCTTTGTGCAGCAACTGCCCCACCCTGTGCAACACGAGAAGACGGCAGTTTGTCATCCGCTTTAACTGTGCGATTAACAGCATTCTCAACAGGATCAAGCCATGGAGTTGCTTGTCTAAACTTCTGTTGAAAGTCTTTAATTTTTTGTATGCCAGGAGCTAAGAACCGACCAACGGCATCTAGTTCCTTTCTACCTATTGCAAAGTGACCTTGGTTCCGTAATTTTAGGTGGCTAGCAGGAGATTGCCAGCCGTATTCAGAACCAGACCAGACCACATCTTTGCCGTTTAACTTGGCGTTAGAGCCGATAGGTCTGTCCATATGTGTACAGGTTTAACCAATAACGCGGCTTTCGCCTTTACGCTTACGATCCCATTCATTCATGTACCGCTGATCACCAGCAGACATACGACGTTGGGGACGAGCTTCAGGCTTCTTCTCAGCAGGCTTAGGTTCAGACTTCTTGTATTGAACTTGACTACCAGACCCGTAACCAGGACCTTTATACGGTTGACCGTTAGGTGCTACGTACTTTGATTTCTCATCAGGAGTGCTATAGTTTTTATTACCACCTGCACCACCCCAATCAGTAGCAGAGCGGCTGTTCTTTACATCAGCAGGGACTCGACCACCTGTAGACTTTGGTGCAGGGGTAGACGGAGGAGTAGCTTTATTGCCTTGAACTTTAGCCGTCTCAGCATCCTTTTTAGCATTAGAAAGGTCGTCTTCCCGAGCTTTCATACGAGGTTTGAAGTCAGCCATCAACGGGTTAGAGGTGTTGCTAGTACCACGTTCTGCATCCCGCTTCTTCTTTGCTTCGGCAAGTTTAGGGTTAGCTGCTGCCCACTGTTCTTCCCGTTTCTTTTTATCGTCAGCCATAATCAGTTAATGTGTTGAAGAATGAGTTGTTCTCTAGGTGTAATACCAAAGGTGGCTCTCATCCATTGGAGCCAATTGTTTGTTCCTTTAGCCTGATTGCACTTCTTACAGGAGGGTACAAGGTTTGATGTAAGAGATGGTCCGCCATAACAACGAGGACGGACATGATCAAGAGTGAGTTCATCAGGTTCATAAGTAAATCCACAGTAGACACATTGACAATTAAAGTGCTCTTTGATTGCACGACGATGTAGCCGCTTTGCTTCGGAACTGTTCATCGTTATTAGGTTGTGGAGGTAGTGATCAGGCGTAGGGAACAAGGGGGTCATTTGGCGTACTTCTTACCAGTTCTAGGGCGTCTACGGTTAGCTGAGGGTGACTCAAGCTTCCCTTTATTTGGTCCAGTGTGGGAAGCATCTTTCCCATCACCGTTACCGTATGTTCCTAGTTTTCTGTTGAGCTGATTAGCTTCTGTACGGATCTTGAGACCCTCAGTTGTCTTGTTATATGCTGCCTGTTGCTTGAGACGACGACGCCTAGCAGCAGGATTCTTTTTGTAGTATTCAGAAGTCTTTCCTGCCATACAGCCTCGTGCGTACAAGTTCAGGATCAACCTTTGGCATTACTGTTGCCAACTTATCTAGGGCATTACCTTCATAGGCAACACCACTGATGTCATTCTTAGCTAGCCAATCACAGGCAGCTTTGAGGTCAGCAGTAGAAGCTTCACCGCTTTTGATACGGTTCAAAAGCTCTTGGGTAACCATATTGTGGAGTTCATTAAACATGTCCTCCGTTGCTTTCTTCTTAGACGTGCTCACGGATAATCCTCTTTAGTTTGGCTACATAGTTGGGATCTGTAGCGTAACCTTCAGCTTTGAGGAGTTCACAGCATTGATCAGCCGTAGCTGCTCGGTTAACACCTTTGTAGCCTTTGTAATCTTTGTACCAGCGATCTACAAGGTACACGATGCAGTCATAAAGACTGTTGAAGTCACGGAAGGAAGCATTAACATGCACCATACCGTGTCCGTAGTTTTCAGTTGTATTGCAGACAGTGCCTGCACCTTTAATGCCGAAGTAGTTATTCTTACCAGAGGTAGCAGTTCCATGAGCACTCTCAAGGAACCACTGTGCTGCAACAACTTCAGGGAACTTAGCGCCAGCAGCTTTAGCAGCTTCTGTTACGCCTTCCCAAGTATTAGAGTATGTCATAGTTTATCTTGCGGTGGGTTAGCCATCCAAGCAAAGACGGTAGTAACCACAGCTTGTACCATTTCAGGTACTTGCCCATCTGGATCACACGCTTCTCTTGTTTTATCGTGTGCCCAACAGTTCGCCACCATCTCTGCTGCAAGGATTAGGGGTGCCGCCACCGCGATGAAGATGACGGCGGTTTTGTTCATCAGTTCACCTT